GCTTTAAAGTATTCCACATGCCCATAACGAATGCTAGGAGACAAATAAAGATCATTATACCATATAATATCCTTGTTATCATGGTTACCATGAAGTGGAATATTTTGGAAGCTTTGTTTAGCAAGCTTTTGATATTCATTGTAAAGAGTTTCAATCATTTTGATTTATACATGATGTCATCCATTAACTTGTAATGATTAACATATGTACGATTGACTTCAAAAATAAAGTTTTTCTCTTCTTCGGCTGAAATATTTAACAAAGATCTAACAGCAAGAGCAGTATTCTTTGTATCATTAAATTTAAGATGACTGTTATACTTTACTTTCTTTGAAATGATCTGACCACCATAAACATCTTTAAGCCATTCGACATAAAGTTCAGATAATAATGCCTTATCTGATTTTTGAGCAAGGGTTTCAACCCAATCATGTACAAAGTAATCATTGCAATCATAATAACAACCAGATTTGCAATAAGCCATGATATCATTATAAATTAATGAAGAACGAATGAGTTCACCTTTAAGACCTAATCTTTTTTCAACATAATCATAAACGGTTACGATGTTCTTGAGATAAAGATAATATTTTTGATCATCAAGTTCACCTTTCATTAAAATTTCATTGAAAGGATGCTGTTCAGTAGCATCGTGATTTATTCTTGTTTCATTTTTAAGTTTTTCTTGAAATGTCATATACTATATGTTATGTTAAATATTAAATATGTCAATTAAAAATTTATGGAATGAAATAATTGCAGCATTTGAAGAATGTGGCAGTTTTTGGTGGTTACACTGGTAAATATAATATGAGTAAATTTTTAGCACTTTGTGAAAAAGTCGAAGCTTTCTTAAAAGAAGCTGGTGAAGTTCCACCTGCACCTGTAGATCCAAACGCCGCACCCGCACCAGAAGCAGGTTTAACTGATGCAACACCTGCTAACGCTGGTCCAGAAACCCCACCACCCCCATCATCAGATCCAACTCATATCGTTACAAATGATCAAATTGTAAACATGGTTAAATTTTTAGCTGAATATTTGCAAAAAAATTTAGGTCAATCTGATGCTTTAGCAAAAAAATTAAATTCATTAGGTAAGATAGATGCTAACAAAGATGAAGATATAAAGAAAGTAGTTCAAACATTAAGCGGCATAGTTGATCCAAATGTACAAAACTCAGAAGTTCCAGTTGAAGATGAAAACGCTCCACGAGATGGCGGCACTTACCCAACTGGTTAAAATAATATTTGATTTATTCTAGTTTATTAGTAAAATAATAAACATGAACAATCAAACATATAGTTTAAATTCACTTTCTAAAAAAGAAGTAGCAATTATTTTAGAATCATTATTATTTTCTTCATCAACAGATGTTTGTGCTGATTGGTATAAAGAAAATGTTTTATTAGCATTTGAAGTTGCTCAAAAAATAAGAAAATGTTTTCCTGAAATAATTTTAGAAAATGTTTATTTATATGAAAGTAAAGACACAGAGTTTCATGATCAACATTCAAATGATATAAAAGAATTCTTTCCAGAAATAACAAAAGATCTTAAAATTGAAAAACACATAGAAAACAGTATATAGTAATATGAAAATAGCTGTAATTGGAACACAATGTGTTGGTAAATCAACATACGTTAAAGATTTTTTAAAAAAATGGCCTATGTACAAGACTCCAGAAAAGTCTTACAGGGAGATGCTTAAAGAAAAAAATCTTCCTCATAGTACAAAAGCTACATCTGAAACACAAATTGTAATTTTAGATTTTTTACTTGATCAAGTAACAAAATATTCAAAAGACGATAATATAATATTTGATAGAAGTGTTTTGGATTGTCTTGCTTACTCATCTTGGCTTAACTTAAAAGGTGAACTTTCAGATGAGCTTTTAGATCAACAAAGAATTTTAGTTAGAGAAGCATTAAGACTATATGATATTTTATTTTTCTTACCAATAACAAAAGTTTCACCTGTTGATATTAAAGATGATGGGTTTAGGGATATTGATCCAATATTTAGAGAAGAAATCGATACGATATTCAAGGCTTTTAATGAAACATACCATAAAGGTGATGGCAGAATTTTTCCAAAAGATGATTCACCAGCAGTAATTGAAATTTTTGGTAATCCAGAAGAAAGAATTGCAATGACAGGTTTGTATATTATGGAAGATGGTAAAGGTTACGGTGAAGATCAAAGCCTACTTAACGAAATTCTTCCTGCATCAGAACAAACCCTAAAAGATATCCAAAAGGATATGGGTCATTTATAAATTGACATATTCCCATAGTCATGATAGGATTCTTCTGTGAGTAAATTACCAGAAAGTTATGTTTTGACTAAATTCTATAGCCATGCTATAGATCCTGTGTTTAGGAAACACGATGGAACATACAATGCTGCTTGTCCTGTCTGTAAAGAAGGCAAAAGTTTTGGTAAAAAGAAGAGATTATTTTTTTATCCCAAGACGAATACATTTCATTGTTTTAATTGTTCAAAAACTTGGTCAGCATTTTCTTGGATTACAAGTGTTTGTAATATAACAAAAGATGAATTAGATCAGGAGATTAATACCAACATATATTCAACTGATGTATCGATCAAACCTAATATAGAATATACAAGATATAAAGAAGTTCCAGATCTACCTCATGATTCAATAAATTTATTTGATGATCTTCAACAAAAATTTTATTCTAAGAACGGATCATTTTATAAATCTTTGGAATATGTTAAACAAAGAAGATTACATACTGCCGTAAATAAATCACCAAATCTTTTTATAAGTTTAACTGATTTTACTCACAAGGATAGACTATGTATTCCATTCTATGATAGAACCAATAAGGTGGCGTTTTATCAAACAAGAGCTATGGATCATTCTGAACCAAGATACCTTGGAAAGTTTGGTTGTGATAAAACAGTATTTGGTATAGATAGAGTCATAAATGATATACCTTTCATATTCATGTTTGAAGGTCCAATAGATTCTATGTTTGTGCGTAATGGTGTTAGTCTTGCAGGTTTATCTATATCAGAAAAACAAGCCATGCAACTTGCAGAGTTCCCTTTTCATAGAAAAATTTGGGTATTAGATAATCCAAAATTTGATCAAACTGCTGATAGAAAGACTAGAGAGTTAGTCAGTCAGGGTGAACAAATATTTCTTTGGGATTCATCTATGCCTTATAAGGATTTCAACGATATGTGCGTTGATAAGAGATTAGATGAAATTGATTACAAAATTATAACTAGTAATTTTGTTTAACCCATAAAATGAATATCAGGGTAATACATGTCTTCTGAATAAGAATATAAATAATGTTTTTTGGTTTTTGAATTCCAAACTCTTAAATACCAATTGTTATCTTTTTGAAATGGCACTTCATGACCATTAGCACCAATTTTTATAGGATATTCAAAACCTTTATCCCAATCTTTTGGCATTGGTTTATGACTAAATCTTGAGTGATCTCTCACTTCATCATCATAAGTTTTTTCTAAAAGAACTTGGTCTTTATCTTTCATGATTAACTACCAGCTTTTAATTGTTCCGTATCACGCATCTTCTTAGGTGCTGTGATGATGTAGGTGTTGAGAATTTCTTTAAGCTTTTCAACTTCACCAGCGATACGAGTAATTGAATCAGAAGCTTTACGAGTTACACCACGAAGAAGACTACCTGCTCTATCACCATCAGCAAGAATCTTGTGAAGTGAGTTTGTTGTAGGATCATTTAAAAACTCTGCAAAATCATTAAGCTTACTAGACCATTCTTGAATCTTGTTAATTGTATCAGATGTCATTTCTGGTGGAAGACCTTCAGTTTCAAATTGATTTGGATCTGTTTGTGGTTCTAATGATTGATCAAAAGCTTCCTTATCTCCTTCTGGTGAAAATTCTTTTGGTCATTTTGTATCATTAAATTCTGCACCTTCACCCTCAACTGGATCAGCTTCAATAGGAGCTTCATCTTGTTCTTTAATAAGAGAAAATAAAAATCTTGATGCAAATGGCTTATGAGATTCATCTAATCCTGCTGATATACGTTTTGTTTTTTCAACAGCATTTTCCGTAGGTTTATCTTTAAATCTTTTTGGTGGTTCTGCAACGCCACCTTTCCCTTTCTTTTTGATTATTTTCTTATTTGCTTTTGTTGCCATATATGATATATTTACTCCTAGTTATGTCTAATTCATCAAATAATTATAAATTTATAGTAGCAACTCAATATAATCATAATGATTTTTGGGAAAAATCACAAATTGGTCTTTTTTTAGAAAAAGCTGGTTATACAAATTCATGTGAAATTATATATGAAAATACAAAAGGTCTCCCTAGTGTATATAATCCATTTTTAAATGAAGCAAATAGAGATAAAAAACTAATATTTGTACATGATGATGTGTTGATTGATGATCTTTTTCTTGAAGAAAAGCTTAATATTGCTTTTGAAAAGTATGATATTGTTGGTTTAGCAGGTGCAACTACATGTGATTTATCTGCACAGGTTGCAGCATGGCATTTAATGTCGAGTAGAGATAACCATGTTGGAGAAGTTGCACATTCAAATGGTAAAATGGTATGGACTTCTATTTTTGGGTTAACAGATTCAAGAGCTTTGGTAATTGATGGTCTATTTATTGCAGTTAATACTGCCAAAATACTTGATACTAACACTTTTTTTGATGAAAAATTCAGTTTTCACCATTATGATATAACTTTTTGTTTAAAAGCTAACGAGAATAAACTTAAAATTGGTGTAGCACCAATAAAGTTGACTCACTTTGGTCTTGGTGATAGTATGAATTCACCAGAATGGCATCAGAGTGCTGAAATATTTAAGAAATTTTATAAAAAGTGAGATATAAAGATAATAATTTGTTTGAGTTCATAGATTTTGTTTTAAAAAACAAAAACGTTTCACCAAAAGATTATAAACCACCGATATTTTTAGTTAATAGGTGGTTATCTATGGCTAATGGTGGTTTTTGTAGGATTATAAATCTAACAACTAATAAATGGTGTAGACGTACACAAGATTTTGATATAGAAAAGTTTTATAGATTATTGTTACCGAAATATAAGAAAAGATTAGTTTATATTAAAAAGAAAGTTAAAGACAAAGAACATGAAGAAGATGTTAATATGGCATCTTTAATGGAATGTTCACAAAGAGAAATAGAATTATTCAAAGAAACACTTGCAGAATTTAGTATCTATACTAAATAAATGCAATATGATACCTAGACCTCCACAAGAAGACCGCATCGGCGGTAAAGTTCAACTTGACCATTATCAAGGAAATAGTTTTAACCTTGAAGGCTGGAAACTTACAAAAGTTTTAGATGATATTTTAATGTGTCAGTTTATTGATCTTAATGATGATGGTACAGAAATAAAAAGAGGAGCCATTTGGGTTCCAATTAATGCGGTTAATTTTACATGGAGGTTAGCAAAGGTAGTTCTTGCTGGACCTGATTGCAGGACTGTTAAAGAAGGCGATATAATTGTATTCCCAAATGATAAAGGAATACAAGTTGCCAATCTTAACGATTTAAAACATATTGTATTTTTGAATGAATCAAGAATATTTGGTGTTTGCGAAGAAGAGAAATAATAAATGCCTGTTAAAAAAGTTGCATTACAGAAAACACCAAAACCACCAGTATATGTATCCAAATCATATAGTGTTGATGGTTTTTTCTTATTGTGCAATCAATGTGTAGTTGAGCTTGTATTCTTTCCAAGAGGCGATTTAGGCAATTATAAAGGAACAACAAGAAGAATGTTATGTACTTTAAATAAAAAACTTTTAAATTCAGATTTTGGTAAAAGAACGTTAAATTTTAAACCACCATTACAATCACCACCATATAATGCAAAATCAAAAGGTTTGGTTACGGTTTGGGATATTTTCAGACAGGATTGGAGGAATGTTCCAGTAAAAGCTGCGAATGTAATGCCTCCACCATTTACAATGAAAGCGGAACCTATCGAAGATTTTATGGATTATTTTGATAAAGTGATAAAACCCATGACTCGTGAACAAAGAAGACAATATATAGACACTTAATATGACAATACATGGAACTACTATTGAAAAAGCATGTAAATATCTTTTACAAAAAAATATTACATTAGAATTAAAAAATAAACCTTATAAGCAAGGTAAAGTTGTTTTATTTTATCAAAAAAACTTTTATATTACACTAGTAATGGATACTGTTAAGAAAAATAAAGAAAAAATTGAATTACCAATTCCATATGATGTAGAAATACACGAAGATGAAAATTTAATTTATTTTGATTATAGAATTAAAACTTTATCTAAACATGCACCAGAAATTGAAAATAATTTATTAGTCTATCCTAAAAAAATAAGTGGAAATAAGTTCTGGGATAGTATATTATTGATAAATGCAAGTGGAAAAATTGATATATAGCGTATTTTCAGGTACATATTATACTGTACCTATTGATGATGTAAAATTACTTGATGTTGGTCAAGTTCCATTAAAAGAACAACCAAAAAAATGTAAAACATGTTTAAATAGAGGTTATTTTGGTAGAGATACCAATACATTAGCTTATGAACTTTGTAATTGTGTCCGAAAAGTTATTGATTTTGATTATATAAAGACGTTATTACCTAATAAGTAATACTGGATGAAAAACTACACCTTTGGGTTTGAGACTCAAACACTTTTAGAACAATTTATTGGTGCATTTAATGATATTATCATAAAAAGATATGATCATGCAAATACTCTTGTTGCACCAACAAGTGGATTTAAAGTTTTATATGTTTATTCTCCAAAACAAAGAGTTTACAATAGTTTAAAAAATCCAGCACCGGGTGGTTTAACAGTTCCAGTAGTAGCTGTTACTATTGGTGGTATCTCAAGAGATCAAACTCGTGTTTTTAATAAAAATGATGGATTTAATATTGAATATCAAGAATCAACTACTGAACCATTAATTAAAAAAATATTACAACCAGTACCAATTAACATTAATGTTAATATGACAATTGTTACAAGATATCAATTGGACATGGATCAGATATTAAATAATTTTATTCCATACACAGATCCTTATGTTGTAATTTCTTGGAAAATTCCAAATATTCATAATTCATCTATTCCTTACGAATTAAGAAATGAAGTTTTGTGGAGTGGTAATGTCAATATATCATATCCTCAAGATCTAGCACCAACTGCACCATTTAGAATAACAGCAGAAACAAGTTTTACAATTAAAGGTTGGTTCTTTAAAAAAATGGGAGATCCTTATAAGAAAATATACACTATACAATCAGATTATTTTGCATTTGATGGCAGAACATTAACACCAGAAACATCTTCACTTATAACTAATTTTGAAGATATATTCGGAACAGGAGCATAATAATGAGCGAAGAATTTTTCATATATGCAAAACCTTTTATACATGGTGTTAATCATGAAACAATTTATTTATATAATTCTGCATTTTTTACAGAAAAAGATTTAAACATTTTAATTGATGGTAGAGATCTTAAAAATTTAACAGCAGTTTATTTGAGTGCATCAGATATTAATATGTTTGATAATTTAACATATATAAACAACTTTGTTAATATAAAAAATTTATCAGCAGATAATCCACCATTTAGTGGTGTTATAATACCAATTTTTATTTATAAAGAAAATTACATTGCATTTACTTTACCACAAATACCAAAAACAACTGGTTATATTGATGTTATAGTAGAAAATGAAGCTGGTTATGGAAAATTAACTACTGGTAGTTTGATTCCGTTTTTAAGTTCATGGCGTGGAGCAACCGATATACAGTCACCAAGTATATCTGGTATTCGTGTAACTGATATAATATATGTACCACAAATTACACCATCAGTTACTAAAACATTAACTATAACTCCAACAATTACTCCAACAATTACTCCAACAAATACAGTTACACATACAACAACATTAACTCGAACACCAACTAAAACTGTATCTAAAACTCCAACAAATACTTTAACAGAGACTCCTACAAATACTCCAAGTAAAACCCCAACAAACACACCTACATTAACTAAAACTCCAACATTCACTCCAACTAATACTCTAACCGAAACACCTACACCTACACCAACTGAAACACCAACTGAAACTCCAACAAATACACCTACATTTACTCCAACCAATACACCAACAAATACGGAGACTCCAACCAATACACCAACAAATACGGAGACTCCTACAAATACACCAACCAATACTCCTACATTGACAGAAACACCAACGAATACTCCAACACCATCAATTACAGTTTCAAGAACATC